GGGCGTCGCCTTGCCAGCCGCCACGTTCCGCTTCTGACGCTCTATAATCTTCTCAACCGCATCGCGGTTATAGTCACCATAGACAAACAGGTCCGGGATGAACTGCTTATAGTGCCCGTTTCCATCCTCCGTGCCGGACATTGCTATGCCTGAAGGAATCTTGCGCTTGTGCCATAGAATGTCCGTCACGAGCGTCGACTTGCCCGTGCCACGCTTGCCGATGAAGACGCAGACCTTGTCGTCGGCCATCCTGCTCGGGTCGAATTTTTTCAATTGAATATTCATTCCTGGAGTAAACGGTGAAATTCAGGGGACTGAAACCACGCGCCTCGTAGAGGCGTGTGTGGTCGCCTGTAAATAAGTTCTTCGAACTTAGTAGGAATGTCCGCAGGGGCAGTGCAGCTCGCTGCCATCGGACAACAAGACGCGTATCTCACAGGAACGCCGTCTGTTTCGTACTTTACGAGCGTATATAGACGCCACACCCCATTTAGCCTTCAGGCTTTCAATGTGCCGTTTCAGGGGCAGCAAGTTCAGTGGGGGTCGCAAGCCGTGTGTAGAATTCCATACAAGGGTGATCTCGTGCGAAGTGTGATGCTCTCGGTGGACCTCCCGGCCCTAGCCCCCGCATCAGCCAACTACATCTGGCGCCTGTCCGTCGGTGCGCAACGGCCCGTTCCGTACCTCTATTTCAATGGAAACTTGACGACGCCAAACGTCGTGACTCCCGGTACACTCGACGTGTACTCTTCTGGAACCATCTCCACGTGGCTCACGGCGTCGCCTCTTGGCACCAAAGTTTTCTACGATTCTCAAAAAACAAAATTTTATTTTCAAAACTGTTCCAATGTGACGGTGAACACGGCCGACGTCACGACGGTCGGAGTGTTTTGGGGACTCGACCCCAGAAACTATTCCCGATTGCCAACTTCAAACACGGTGCAGTGGGACGTGAGCACCACAAGCACCCACGGCAACTACGCCGACTTTTCGCTCGCCCAGTCGGGCTGGATCCCAGAATCGGCCGCAGCCTCCGTGAACAGTTCAGAAACTCTGCTGGCCAACGCATACACGAGCGTCACTCTCAACTCCATCATACCCACCGCGTCCGGCACATGGGCCCAATTCCTCAATCTCAGCAAGTTTGGCGCGCCACAGGGCACCCAGTCGCTCATTATTCCCACGCCAGCCGGGGCGTTCAGATTCGCCCTGACTGGCACTTACATGCTCGTCATCACACTAAACATCTCCGCCCCCGTGACGCGCATAGGCATTGGTCACTCATCGACTGACGGCCACCCCGTTGGCACTTGGGGCTGGAATGACTATGCATATGAGTTCATCGTCATGCCAATGCCCCAGACCCCCCTCGCCGTCCTGCCCATCACATGCACGGATGTCACACAGTACTATTTTATAGATCTCGAGACTCAAAACTCGACGCCATTGACCATAGGCCCGGCCAGCCTCGGCACTGAAATTTCAATTACGGATGTTAATGAAGTTTATAGACTGCCTACGAATCAGACGCTCGTGAACGCCACGGCCAACCTCGCCGTCAACTGGACACGCACGGGCTCCGCGTCGACCCTCAATGTGAACCCCATATCTAATACTTTCCAGTTCAACGGGACGGGTCTGTACCACCTGAAGGGTACGCTCCTCACAACCTCGGCCAACATCTTCTCGGTGACGCTCAGCAATACCGCCGTCGGTCCCGTCACAACTTGGGACACGACCCAATCTCGAAGCCCCACCATAAATTTCACAATTCCGGTACAGGTTTCGAATACCAGCGACAAGTACCGCATTAGTCTGACGACGGACGCGGCCGCGACCCTCACGAATAATTCATTTTTTGCTACGGAACAATTTGGTGTTGTGACGGCAACCGCGAGCACAAACCCCAAAAGGAATGGTCTTTTGTTCACAGGAAACACTTCGGCTTCAATCACCATGGGGACCACCACGCCCATCAATTTCAACACCACTATGATCAAAGCAGGCGTTTCCGGTAAAATTTCCGTCACATCTGGGGGGAACATTCAATTTTCCGATACGGGAAATTATCGATTCATGGTTTATTTCGATACGGCCGGTGCCCTCGTTTCTAACGTCATGATTTATCAAAATTACGTTGACTCACGCCCAGTCACTCCCAATTACCTCGCCGTAAGCCCCCTTAATCTCGGTACTCAGGGCCCGTACGCCATCGACGTAATCGCACCTTGCACTTCTACGGCGAACGTCTTCTTTCTCGACGTGACGACCGTTGGCACTGGATCCACCACCGTGTCAGCCGATGCTTACGTGACGATCGTGAGCGCCACGACACCCTCCCCAAACACCTACTACTACGTGGACTCGGTCGGTACGTACCTCGTAGAAAAGGCTGAACTCAAGATTGGAGGCCAGCTCATTCAAAGTCTGACGGGCGAGATGATCGAGATTTATAATGATCTTACTGTTCCCGAGGAGAACCAAACGGGCCTGACGCTCCTGACGGGCAAGCTCGACACGGCAGTCGCTGCACAGGATCGGACGTACTACGTAAATCTCCCATTCTATTTTTACGGATCGACTGAATTGTCTGTGCCGGTCTGCTCCTTGCAGCGCCAGGACATGGAGATTTACGTGACATTCAGGCCCTTCCTTGATCTCGTGGCCAATAACACCGTCGTGAATCAAACGAACGTCACGACAACCATGATAGTTGAGTACGCCTACCTCTCCGACGCCGAGGTGAGCTGGATGAATAGTCACATACTCGATTACGTTATTACCCAGACGCAGTATGCCACATTCAATCTCGGGCAGTCGACCGTCGTGGATCTCGATTTCATGGGACCGGTTCGCGAGATTCTGTTCGTCGTGCAGGATCAGTCCGCCACGCCCTACGTCTACGTTGCAGATCCGGGATTAGGGGCTCTCATCACCTTCAACGGCGAGGATTTCATCGATCCTTCAACTGCAGACTATCAATTCATGCACCTGATCCAGCCCCTCGAGAAACACACGCGCCAGCCAGATCGGGTCGTCTATATGTGCGCCATGTCACGTCGACCCCAAGACCCCCGGCCATCCGGTTCAATCAACATGAGTAGAATAAAACAAAAGAAATTTCAAATTTTCCTTCCAAACACGCCATCACTAGAGACCAAGGAGCTCAGGGTCATTGCCGTGTCTCACAACGTGCTTCGCATCTCCAACGGACTCGCGGGACTCATGTACGACTAAACTTCTCGGCCCAGTATTAGATGGCGGGACGCCAAGTGCTCGCCCAGCTTGGCAAGGCGGACATTATCCTTTCGGGTCAGCCTGATATCACACTCTTTTTGGAACAATACAAGCCGCAGGGACTCTTCGCGACTCGTGTCGTCAACGTGCAGTTCGAGCGCGAGCCCACATACGGGACGGACTCGTTCGTCACGCTTCCTATGAACGGTGATCTCATGACGGCCATGTATGCTCGCTTCGACGTGAACGTCCCCCCTGGATCCGCCTTTTACGACTCGGCCGGGGCCCTCATGATTGAGCGCGCCGAGCTCTACATAGGAAACCAACTCATTGAAAGACTTTGGGGAGAGTTTATAACACTCTTGAACGAAGTCGAGGTGCCCCAAGGTCAGCAGGTTGGCCTAACGAACCTCATCGGCGGGACCGCATTGGGTGGAACGAACGCACCGTTGGCGCGGTACGTCGTGCCCTTGAGATTCAAGGCGCTCGAGCGCGGCCTGCCCGTCGTGCCTGGCATGCAATTCAGAATTGTTTTGAATAATTTTTCAGATTTTTGTGCGGACCCGACCCTGACCTTCCCCATGACCTTCAATCTCCTGACCGAGTATGTGTTCCTGGGTGAAAGTGAACGGGCTTATATCCAAAAGAGAGGGCCGACCATCTACCTCTCCGAGAATGTCCAGCGAGCTCGGTACTTGGTGCCTGCAGGCGCCTCCAATGTACGGTGTATGACCAACTTCCTCCATCCGGTCAAAGAGCTGTTCGTGACCGTGCAGAACCAGAACGCCACTGGGTTCGACTACTGGCTCGACTCGTCCAACATCGCCGGACCTTCCTACTCCAACAATTTTTCAAATATTAACCAGTTGAATTCAATGGCCATATACTTCAACGAGGCCCAGCGCCTCGACCCCCTTATCGGCACTTACATACTCCTCGGTACGGCCCAGTTCATCGAGAACCACACCCGTGTGCCGACCCGACCCTTCTACATGTACTCGTTCTCACTGGACCCCGAGTCACCCAGACCCACAGGGGCCGTCAACTTTGGCCGGCTTAAACACCAGTACTTTGATTTATACCTGGCCCGTCAGAACCCAGCCCTAGCACAAAATCGCGTCGTGACCATATGGGCCCGTTACTACCAGTTCCTCGAGGTGGATGGCTTCAAGACGATGCGTGTCCTGTTCGACAACATGGATGAAACTGGCCAAAGTTCTTTTATTCCTTAAAAGAAATGGAGCGGGCTGCAATCGACCTGTTCCTACCCGTCATGGAGTCCGCCGTCGTCATCGCCAGTCACTATGCCAAGGGGTGTGGTCGCGATACGGTGCTCGCCCAGGACGTGCGCCTCGGGCTCATGTTTGCGGCTCGCAACGTCATGGGGAAACAAATTGGTTCTCTTTTTCCCGAAATTTACGAAGAGTCGGAGTCTGACGAGGACGAGGAGGAATCCGACGGTGACGAGGAGGAACCCGAGTGGACGCGCTACGAAGGGACGGATGAGATGCTCTTGAGCGTCAATGAATGTGCAGATTCATGGGAGGCCTGGGAGCCCGAGTCGCCCGCCGAACGTGCGTTGAAGAATGCAGTTGAAAAGGCAAAGGAATCATATGGAGGGGCCTGAGCCCTGGGACCCGTGGGATCACGCCCCGTGGACGCCCATCAGGGAGCCCGTTCCTTTTTCAAAAACAGAATTTAAAATTTTTAAAATTTCAGACTCGGATGAAGAGGACAGCCCGATGTTCGACCGGGTGCACTGGTCGGCCATCCCAGAAGAAAGCGACTTTGAAGATGAGTAAATTTTCTTTTATAAAATTAAATGGATTCTATCAAGCTCGTCACACCAGGCCTTGTGCTCAATGCTATTGCCCTTTCGTGGATCATCAGCCTTGAGCGCAAGGGGTGCCAGTGTGGCGCCGATTGGCGGCGTCAGTACCTCAAGTACTGGTATGCGTTTGCTATTGCAGCGCCCCTCTTGATAGTCCTGCTCAAGGACGGCAAGTACTTCATGCCGTTCGCGGGTCTTTTGGGCCTCGCGGGCCTCCTCGCGTTTGCAGCAATCGTCAGCTTCCTGTGGGACATTGAGCGCCGCCCATGCGAGTGTGCTCAGGATTGGCGTGAGAAGTTGCTGCTCCTCACGACCATCCTCGGTGTGGTGGGGGCGGTCGTCGGCGTCGCGATGGGGGTGGCGACCAGACGCCAGTGAGGCGGTCGGCCCGTCAAGACTTTTTTCCTCAGTACTTAGTAAAATGGCCAGCACCCTTGTTTCCGCAGCTGTCGAGGTAGAGTCGTTCGCCCTGAACGCGATCGTGGGCTCCCTGGCGTTCACCGCCTCCCTGTCTTGGCTGGACTTTGTCCGCAGCCTGGTGGCGGGCCTGATCAACGTGCCCCGCAACACCAACTCTTTCTTCCTGATCACGGCACTGCTGACGACCCTGCTGTCCGTGCTGTCCTACATGCTGATCAAGTTCGCCGCGCGCAACGTGGTCATCCAGAAGCCCAGCCAGGTGTACGCGGTGACCCGCTAAGCGTACAGGTCAGGCACTGGGTTCGGCCTTATGAAGGTCTTGTAGCCCCAGTAACCCAAACCAATAAGGACGAGTAACACAAGTATCGTCCACTTGCCGAAAGGCGTCTTTTTCTTGGGCGGCGGCGGAGGTGGCGGCTTCGCCTGCTCATCCAGCATCCGCTTGATTTCTAGATCACCCAGGCGCCGAGAGAGATCCTTGAGATCCTCCTGCTCTTCTTCAGATTCACGATCCCGAATGTGAAGACGCAGCACAAATGCATTGGTCTCCCAGCCACGGAAGTTCAGGGGCTTGCCCGAGGCATCGACCCACCGGACCGTCAGCCTCTGCAGGACGTTAATGGGCTCGGGATACACGACACTCACAGAGTAATCTTTGCACTCGTGAAAATTCTTAATGCAGCCCGAGCCGACGTCCATCATGACGGGCGCGAAGTTGCGGTTGGCATTCGAGCCGGAGACGGTGCCGCTCGCAGTCAGCGCGCCAGCATCCACGTGGCTCGGTGTGCGGAGCTCGTCAATGTCCAGGAAGACGTACTCGTTCAGTGACATGTTCACGAGGGTCTTGGATCTTAGCACGTACTTGCCCGCGTAGGCGGCGTCCGCCGCTCCAGCCAAGGCGGCGCTGTGCGACCCCTGCGAGAGACCCAGCATAGTGCCGAGTTCTGCATTGTAAATCTGCACCGTGAATCCAGCCGGGCTGCTGAATATGAAATGGCCCTCGTCGGGCAGGTAGTCTAGAGTGATGGCCAATGGCACCTGGGTGAAGGCGTTCGTGACGGCCTGGGCCAGTCCGTAGACCGAGTAGAAGCCCGTGTTGATGGTGATGTTACTGGTGCTATTTACGCCCAGGCAGTTGGTCCCGTTCGTGAGATTGTACATGGTGTTGGGCACACGCGCACTGACCAGGTCGACACGTTCAATGTCTTTTACCGGCGTGGTCAGGTGGAGGACGTAGCTGTTGCCCGAAGGGAACAGCGTCGCGTCACGATTTCTGGAATCACAGAAGACGAGTCTCGTCCTGTTCATCCCTGATAAGTTCAATTAATTTTATACAGCGCCAGCCTCTGCAAGCAGAGCGTCCGACCGCGTGCCCGTGGATGTGGTCGTCGCGTCGGCGCTCGTGTTCGTGCTGATCAGCGCCTCTATGGCCGCCAGCCTGGACTCGAGAAGGTCGATGTCGTTTTGGGCCGTTTGGAGCTTGGTTTCGAGATCCTCTGATTTTGTAACTTGTTCTTGGAAAGCCTTGACTAAACACGCAATTATTGCACGATCATCAAGACCACGGGGACGAATTTCATCTGTAAACTGTAAATTTCCATTTTCATCCAAATCTGGAATTGTGGCCCCTCCGATCTCATTTATTTTTTTAGTTTTCCACGTATATTCATATTTTTTCCCATCCACTGCTTCGGGTATAATTTTTTCTATATCTTGTGCGATAAATCCAATACTCATTCTGCCGGGATCGGAATTCAAAGTATAATAAACGGGTCTTAGATCCATTATATTAGAGGTAAAATTACCAGACAGTGGCGAAATATTTGATTTTATACGGGCGTCACTAGATGAATATACCTGACCAGCTGAAGTTATTAGTAATGTACCCGCGGTTGTATAATTATTAAACCATATTTGATTGATTGCAGTTTGTATATTTAATTGACCATATGTAGAGCCTCCGTCCCAGTTCGAGAACCACGTCTTGGGAATTCCAGCCGCGTTATATTCAGCGAAAAGTTGAGTATATGAATTAGTATAAGGAGAACCAAGTGCCCTTAATAGAACCGTCGGCCCGCCGGTAAAACTGTTCAAACCAGTTGTTTCAGAAACTATTTGAGTGGACACACCTCCCGAGCTCGAGGCCACCAACTTACTTTGTGGATTCGTCGACCCGATCCCCACATTACCTGAACTCAAAATAGTCATGCGCTCGGTGCCCAGGAAGTTCCATGCATCGCGAAATTGAAGCCGAGAGCTATTAGCAGCCATGCCCATGGAAAATCCATACGCACCGGCAACATCAAGCGAGTAATATGTATATCCAGAAGATGAACCACCGCACCGACAAGCTATTATAGAACTTTGATTAGCTGCATTTGTCGGATTATAAACATAGAACTGTGATGTCGAGGGATCATTGCCCGTAGAAGAATTGATTATGGTCAGGGGAGCGCCCGGATTTGTAATTCCTATACCCATCTTACCACCAGCAGTAATTGCAACTGGATAATAAGCATAAAAGCCCAGACCCAGCCAATTTGACCCACTTCCTGCTCCCACGTAATTGAAATTGATCTCACCTGCATTATAAGCGCTATTATCACGTCCAAATATCAGAGATTTATAAGAAGCAGTTGTGTCTATATAATTTAGAGCAAATGCCGCATTATTCACACCAGCACCGCCTATATATGTATACCCCTGTGCTATGCGCATATTACCAACAACGTCCAATTCCACGCCCGGACTCGCCGACCCGATTCCAACACGCCCGGCGCTATAAACGAAAGTCGACGTTGCCTGCGGCGTTCCATTACCCGCTCCATACAAAATTTGACCTATTGTATAGGTTCCGGAAAGTGCAGTTGCGTAAGTTGCGTTGGTCGCAGCCCCGACAGACAAGCTCGACGCCGTCCCCGTGAGGCCGGTTCCGGGACCGGAAAACTGAGTACTGGCCCGAACGGTTCCGGTGACGTCAAGGGTCACGCCCGGAGTCGTCGTCCCGATGCCGACCGACCCGATGCCGACCAGCTTCTTGTTGTTATAGAAGACGGTCTCCGACGCCATAGCTACTAGTATAAAATATTAAAACTTGTTGAAATAGGGCGCCATGCAGAACTCCACTGGGGCCGGGACGATGCCGCTCAACGTGCAGACGTTCTGGACGGCCATGGGCGTGAAGACGACCCGGCCGTCCGGAATCAGGGTCGCTCCGTAAAACTTGTTTTGAGTTGTCGTGTCGAGGGCGCCGACCGTGAGATTGGAATAGGTGAGGGTCACGGGATCGAACATCCCTACATTGCCGGTGGTGACTGGAGCGAATACTATATTGCCCGTCGGCAAAAGCGCCGCTCCTGAGAATGCACCGAAAGTCGCGGCAATTCGCGTCTGCACGTTTGAACACGTTGAATTGGCTGGATTGAATATCCCAACGTTCGCCGACGCCAGGAACCCGGGCGTCATGATGACGTTCCCGTTGGGCGCCAAAACGCCACCTACAAACTTGGCGTCACCTGCAGTGAAAAAGGGGCCAACGTTGCTGAAGACCGACTGGTCGGCCGAGAGCATCCCCACATTCCTAGAAGCCCCTGGAATGAAAGCCACATTTCCATTTGGCAAAAGAACTCCGCCCAGGAAACCCGTCTGTCCAGATCCTTGAACTGCAAGATTGGACATGGTCAGCGTCGTGTGATCGAAGATGCCGACATTCGCCGACTCACGTGGCACGAAGATGACTTTGCCGTTCCTGGCCAGCACGCCATTCTCGAACCCGTTCGTGCCCACGTTAAACGGACCGACATTGGAAAACACGGAAGTCATAGGATTGAACACTCCCACATTACTCGTCTGGGAAGGAACGAATATAACATTGCCATTTGGCGCTAGAACGCCGCCGCGGTACTTATTGGCGGACGTCGTGAGGCCGGCAGGGACCACGGTGCTAAATGTGCCGTCAGCCGGATTGAAGAATCCCACATTGCTTGCACTTGAAGGAACGAATAGGACCCGGCCATCTGGAAGCAAAACTCCTCCACAGTATTCGCTTCCACCTGCGGGGCCGCTCGTCACGTTGCTGAAAACAGCCGACCCACCGGCCCAGTGCGCCCGTGTAGGGAGGCTCGCGGCATTGCACGTTGTCGAGATCCACGCCTGGATGGCGGCGGCGTTCGCAGCGCTAGGGAGCAGCCACGGCCCACGATTCATGAGATCCTCAGAGTAGGTGATGTTGCCAGTAACGACGAGATTTGCGCCTGAATAATTAGCCACAGAGAAATCATCACCCGTGTAAAGGGTCGTGACATTCACGGTCGTGGCGTTTATGTTCCCCGTGGCCGCTAGGGTGCCGAGTGTCACGCCGTTGCTCACGTATACGTTGCCCACGACGGTCGTCACTGCACTGGCCGCCCCGAACACGCTGAAGATGTTGGCCGTCGTTGCATTCAAATTTGTTGAAAAAATATTTGTTGAAAAAATATTTGGAGCCCAGAGGTTTCCCGAGATCAAGAGGTTCGCGCCGAGTGCCACGGGTGCCGTGCCTATGCCAATATTGGACGAGGACACGAGCGTCGAAGTGTTGACGAGGTTTCCGGTGAATGTGCCGTTGGAGCTAAAGTTGGTCGACACGACGTTCACGGTGCTCGCGAGGTTCGTGAAGACGCCGGTGCTCGTGATGTTGGCGGCGCCCGCCACGTTGAGGGTCGTTATGGATGCGGCCGCCGCGTAGAGAGAAGCGTACGCCGTGGTTGAATTGGCCAATCTGACCGTCGAAGTACTCGCGGTGATATTCCCTGAGAATACCGCCGTAGACCCTTGGACGAACAGGTTTTGTTGAAATGTAGCGTTTCCCTGCGTCAGGGCATCGCCGAAGTTTGTAGCCACCGGCATGTCTACTACTAGAATTTATTAAAATAAGGGCTCAAGCAAAACTCGCGCGGAGCGGGCGTGAATGTGTTGAGGATTCCGACGTTGCCGGATGATGAGGGCGCCATAACGACCCGTCCGTCGGGCAGGAGAGACCCCCCGGAGAATTGGGTGGTGCCGCCATAGTATCCGCATGATATATTTGAAAAAGTAAGGGCGACGGGGTCAACCATACCCACGTTGCTCGAGGTGTCCGGAATGCACACCACGTTGCCAGTGGGCAGAAGCAATCCACCTCTATAGGACTCGCTGCCAGTTCTTATATTAGAAAAAGTTGAAAGACTTGGGCTAAATACTCCGATATTTCCAGTACCCATCATCAGCACATTTCCATTGGGCACAAGGACGCCTCCTAAGAAGCCGGGGCCGGCCGGGCCTATATTCGTAAATGTAGGTGGATTTGACAACGGGTTATACATTCCTACATTGGCCGCCGTTCTAGGAACGAAAACAACGTTGCCATTGGGCAACAAGACGCCTCCTTGCCATTTATTGGCCGTGGTCCCAGCAACGCGCACCATGTTACTATATACAGGCGGGTTTGCGAGCGCGTCTATTTCAGACACATTGGGTGAATCGGTCGGAACGCATACCACATTTCCATTCGGTCCTATGACGGCAGTTTGGAATAACCCGCGGTTTTGACCCGGACCAGTCACATTGGCGATGGCATACGTAATTGGATTGAAAATCAAGGCATTTGCTGCATTATATGGCGGACACACCACATTTCCATTCGGCACGAGAACAGCCGAACCATAATTTGTACTAGACCCTGGAATTATGGTTGAAAATGAAATTGATGAAAAAGTACCGGTGAACGGATTGAATAAAGAGACGTTGCTCGTGTCGGTCGGGCCGAACAGAACCCGTCCGTCGGGAAGGAGTAGAGGTCCATCACCTATTTGAAATCCGTAGCCGCTTCCAGCGACGACGTTTCCATAAACCGGTGACGGGCTCGTGGCCCACCACGACTCGGCTGGCGTGCTCGCGGCCGCACACGTCCCCGCGATCCACGCCTGAATGACGGCTGCATTCGACGGACTGGCCCGCAGGTACGGGGCGCGCAGAGAAGCGTTGTCCGCATAGAATATATTACCCGTCGCAATGACGTTCATGGGGTTAATATTGACGTAGGCGAGGCTGCCCACCTGTGAACTGGCCAAAATCGTGGTGGCCGTGACATTGGTCGCTAGGACGTTTGTGCACGTCAGACTAGTTGAAATGAAAATATTTTGAGTTGAAAAATTCAGACCCGAGAGGAGAGCCGTCGAAACGGTCGTGGTATTGAGGGTCGAGACGTTCACGTTAGTTGCTACTATATTAGAAGTCGCGAGGGAGTTATCCACATAGACGTTTCCTCTAACGAAAACAGTCGCTCCGCCCACGACGGGGGTCGTCCCAATCCCTAGGTTCGAGAGTCCCCAGTGCGTGAAGGTGTTCATGGATATGGAGTTCACTACATTGGCCACGACATTGGTGGTCGACACTGAGTTGGCCACGTTCAGATTGTTCAATAGGACTCCGCTCGACACGATCAGGGTGGCCGTATTCAGGCTCGTGACGTTCATATTGAGGGCAAAAAGGTTCCCCCAAATTCTGTTCACATTTCCGACCGTGCGCAAGGTGGAGCTCGTCCATATGTTGCCCGTCACCGCCATGAAGGTCCCTTGGGACACGAGGTTCCCTTGGACCGTGACGTTGCCTTGTACGGCCGCGTCGCCAAAGTCCGTTATGACAGGCATGTCTACTACTAGAACTTATTAAAATAAGGGCTCAAACAAATCTCACGCGTTGAAGGGGTCAGAGTGTTGAGGACGGCAACGTTCTGCGAATCCCATGGCGCAAAGACCACCTGCCCGGATGGCACGAGCGTCCCGCTGCTAAAGTTGAGGCCGGCCGAGCCGACACGGGTGCTATTTGAATACGTCAGTGTGGCTGAATCGAACATTCCAACATTCGAAGAGAGTCCTGGAACGAATACGACGTTTCCATAGGGCAGGGTGGCGCCCGAACTGAAAAGACTCGTGACGTTTCCACCAGTCACCCTGATATTTGAGGCGGCTCCAGTCACGGGGTCCACTGAGAGGACATTTCCGGTTGCAGGGACGCCGACGACGTTTCCGGATGGCACGAGGGACAGGCCAGAATAAGAATCAGCACCGACCGTGATGTTCGAAGCGGTGAGTGATGTATAATTGAATTGGATCAAATTACCTTCTCCAGGCATTTTAAAGATGACGTTGCCAGTTGGCAAAAGTGCCGCGCCTGAACTCACGGGGGCCGTGCGCGTCAACGTGAGTGTATTGGCGGTCGGGGTGGACAACGTCTCGCCATTTTTGTTTCCACCCAAGATCAAAAATCTTCCGGTATTTGGTGACCATGTGGTGTGGGACCAGTACCACGTGTTGGAGAGGGTCGCGGCCGTCCAAACATTCCCATCTTTGCTCACCGCCGCGTTCGCCGATTGCTTATCGCCCCCACCAGCCACCGCCAGGAACATGCCGAGTTGATTCGACCATGATATGTGGCTCCAGTAGTCCGCGGTTGGTAATGTGTTGGACGTCAAGGTCGTTGTCCAGGTTGTCCAGGTTGTCCCGTCTACACTCGTAGCGACATTTTTACTTCTGAAGACGGCGCTCCGCAGCGAACCGGCACCGTTGACCGTTGAACCTCCTCCAATTGCACAAAAGATGCCAAGTTCAGGTGACCACGTAACGCATGGCCAGGAATCGATCCCTATTGATCTAGTAGTCCAGTTAATACCGTCTGGGCTCGTGACGATAAAATTAGTCACATCCTGAGTTGAATTGCCGCGGTCTGCGCCCCCCTGACAGCCAAACGATGCAACGAAAAGGCCAAGTTGTGGTGACCAACAGACTGACGTGTATTTGTCGCTGGTCGTGCCCCCTATGTTCATGCCCGTACCCGGAGTCCACGTCACACCATCCGGGCTCGTAAGAGAAGCTCCATTCGATAATCCTGAAACTATTAGAAAAATTCCGAGATTTGGAGACCATGTGATGCAGGTCCACGCCGCGTTGGTGGGCAACGTCACTGATGTCCAGTTGATTCCATCTGAACTTATAGCGGAGCGAGTTGTAGTGCGTGAATTGCCATTCGTGGTCGTGATCGCGCCAGCAACTGCACAGAAGATTCCGAGTTCAGGTGACCACGTCACCGACGACCAATATGTGGCCGTACCAGGCAAAGTGCGTGCGGTCCACGTCACACCGTCGGGACTCGTGGCGGCCACCGTCGTCGTAAGGTTATAATTACCGGCGACCGCAACGAATATCCCGAGTTCAGGGGACCATACGACCGATGACCAATTCTGACTCGCGGACATTGCCACGTTAGTAAAGGCTGGTGTGAATGACACGCTCGGCAGCGCAAGGACATTCTTGACGGTCCCTGTAGAATAATTGTAATTTATAACACTGCTAGGAACTCCGCTCGGGATGAGCTGGACGCCGTTTGATGTGAGTATGCCCGACGTGAACGGACCCTTTATATTTACGTTGGAATACGTCTGGGCCACGGGGTTGTATAGACCGGCATTGGAAGTCTTTGGAACAAAAAAGACATTTCCGGTTGGCAGAAGGACGCCACTGCTGAATCCGGAAAGGGGCGTGCCGAGACCAGAAATTTCAGAAAATTCCTCCGTCTTGGGATTGTACATTCCCACGTAACCCTCGGACCCAGGCACGAACAGAACCTCGTCACCGGGTACGAGTACCGAACCCGAGTAGAGAGCATTGGACGAGGTGAGTGACGAGACGTTTCCGAATGTGGGCGCGCTGCTCACCGACCACCACGTCTTACCGGGTTGGGTCATCGCATTCGACTGGACGGCCAGGGCCATCTTGATCGCCGAGGCATTCGATGCTGATGGGACCAGGTGAATATATCTCTTTGTGGCATCCTCCCCGTAGAAGATATTACCAGTCAGGGTGATATTACCCGTTGATAGGGTGTCATAGGTGTACGTCACGGTATTGATCGTGGCTGCGTTCAGAGTCCCCGTGGTCACGCTCGTCGCCACCACGTTTGGAACCGTGAGGGTGTTGGCCACGGTCATTGTCCCCGTGACTAACGTCGAAACATTCGTTGTCACGTTCAGAGAGCCTATGTTGCTCGTGGTGACATTCATTGTGAAAGAATTCACATTGGGTGACTGGAGAGCGTTCGACACATAGACGTTCCCTTTCACATAGAGGGCCCACGCACCGGGAGCCGCGCCAATCCCCACTCCGCTCCGTGCAATCATGGATGTGGATACGCTCTGGTACGCGTTGATAGTCACTACGTTGATGTTGGTCGTGGTAATTGAATTCGAAACTATAAGGTTCGGATAGAAATTGGCGATGTTGGCCCGGATCGATGGGACGGACGTCGTCGTCACGTTCGCAGTGGTAAACCACGCGTTGGCGATGGGTGTACCCGCGCCAATATCACCCGTGCCTGAAATGGCCGGAACGATATTTGAACTAAAAAGCAGGAACGCCCCCTGGGTTGTCGTATTTTGATTTACCGTTGTGTTTCCTGTGGTGACCAACTCGCCAAAGTATGTGGTCGTTGGCATGATCTACTAGTAGAGTGTATTTTTTCAAAAGATTTCCGCCATCATCTAAAAGCGGGCCCATCTATCCATAACACGAGCGATCTACGGACTCCTTTTGTAACAGGGGTGACTCTATGAAGCAAATAACTTGGGAACAGAATGACAGTTCCTTTTTCCTTTTCGGGAATACTCGTCCGTCCTGTGTTAATCTGAAGTTCGCCACCTTCGTACTCGGAGGGATCAGACAACTGACACACGAGACTAAGTTTCCGCCGCACCTTATCGGGTCCCATGTCAATGTGCCAGTCGTAATACCCCTGGTCATCTGAGTTGTAAACGGTGTACTGAATGTGTTCAGTAATTTCAGACAATTTGAAGTTGTAAAACTCTTCGTTGCACTTGGAGATGAGTTCCTGGAATGTTTTGTAAATTCCGACAAACTCGTCAGTCTTCGGAAGCCAATAAATCTGAGATCTCCTCGTCGAAAGTTTAGTCTCCGCATCCCCAACTAGAGCGTCATGAAGTGGTTTTGAATCGAGAATCTTTCGAAGTTCATCAATGGTTGACTCCGAAATCACCTTTATGAAACGATAGTAGTTTGTTTGGTTTTGATAAGGATCAATTCCAAACACAAATCGATACACCGTCTGTGCGGGTTCATTCCTGATGTCGTACACGCAATCCTTGAAAGGGCCGTTGGCATCTACGTAGTGAAGGAAGACCTGAACGTACTCGTCACCTTCAAACTCTTTACGCGAGTGCTCAATCTCACACCCTTTGTAAAGAACACCGTCACCCGGATTCTGAATCATACCTCTCTTCCCCATGTAAATAGTCCACGGATGACTTTGACTCAAGTTGAGGGTCACCGAGTACTCGCAGCTCGGGCGATCTTTATGAGGAGTCAAGACCGCCCCCTTGAGGTAGACCCGGCAATACGTATAGGTCGGTTTCAGAGTCTTTCCGGCAATTTCAGAAACTTTATCCAACAATCGTCCGAGAAGAATGTTGCACACGGGGAGGTTATAGTACGAATGACTATTGGGAACTTGAGCATCGCCTTCGTTTTTTGGCGATTTCTTGATAATTTCAGAAATCTCATGAGCCTCTTCCGGACTAATGAGATTTTTGATAGTCTTGTAAAGACCTTTCATTAATTTTGATTTGAATTTAATCTTTAAGGATATGCTATGATGACAATACCTGAACCACCTGTTCCGCCCGGTGCTGTTGTGGTGTTGGAACAGCCTCCTCCGCCGCCCCCACCTGTGTTCGCAGTGCCGGGAGTTACACCGGTACTGAGCGGTTCTCTTCCGCCATTTCCCCCGCCACCGCTCCCACCTGTACCTCCTGTATTCCGGCCACCTCCACCGCCGCCACCTCCATACAAAACCGATGAACCGGTTATAGAAATTGGAGCTCCCGCGCCTCCGTTGCCTCCTCTGACCGCAGTAGGAGTTCCCGCATTTCCCGCACTTCCCGCTGTTCCAGCACCTCCACCGCCGCCACCCGCGCGGATGTTGGAGCCGCCAGGAGGATCTCCAGCTCCTCCTGCAGTTCCTGGAGCTGAACCGGTGCCACCTGGTGTATTCGGTGTATTTGCGCCACCGTTTCCAGCACCGCCTCCACCCGAGCCACCATTTGCCAAACCTGGTCGAGTCGCTAGAGTCGCTGGAAGTTGAGATTGGCCACCTGCGCCACCTCCACCAGCAGTCACTAAAGTAGAAAATGCAGATGGGTTGCCGCGTGCATTCACTGCGCCACCTGCACCGACAGTTATAGGATAAACAGTTCCGGATACTACAGGAACAGATGCGTTATATATAACACCACCTCCGCCACCTCCGCCGTTTGCCGTGTCGCCTCCGCCGCCATCTTGCCCCCCGCCCCCGCCACCTCCGACAACAAGCACTTTGATATTTCCAGTGAATGGTGCGGTCCACGTCCCGGGTGATGTAAAGGGCGTCACAAATGTATAAGTTCTTCCGTGTAAAATATCAGTAGGGAACGTTGCAGCTGGTGTCGTCGGGATGGGGTTCGCAGTTGGTGAATAAATACTTGTGGGAAAACGATAATTTAAATTCATAGGTGATGGCGTTGTCAGCTTAAATTCGGTATTGACATCTGAAAATGCAATTTGAGTTGTCGAAGGATATGTTCCTGGAGTAGGCATTAACAATCTACTGAACCTGGATAAATTATTTTGAGTTCTTCGTACAAAATTCCAAAAATAGAATCACGTGCAATATCTGCAACACTTACTGAAATTGGGACGGTGATGTTCGTCCCCCCCTCTTTTGACGGGTCCTTATACACTCTATAAGTTGAGCTCACACGGTACATGTCCAACTGATTCTTGGGGTTGACATAGATAGTCTCGCCCCCGAAACTTATATAGACGTTACTGAGAACAAGTCCCATCGGGAGAGTTGCTTCCGGTGCCAGAATTCCCATTACTTTTGCTCAAGAATTTTTATACGTTCTTCGAGTAATTCCCGTCGCATCTTTTCCTCTTTGATCGCCTCTATAAGAAGAGCAACCAAGTTTCCATATGCAACATTATATCGTCCATTGACATCTTCATAAACAACTTCCGGTAAAACTTCTAGAACATCTTGGGCAATCACACCAGCTTGGCGGCGCGTCTCACCATCTATACGGTTGAATGTGTACCCTGTTATTTTTGAAACTTTTTCTAGCGCATTCTCAATCTTTTCCAGGGCCGTCTTGACGCGCGAATCTGAAAATGCTATAATATCCCCAGTTGCGCGAATGGCCCCAGTGACGTCGAGTGGATAGGCCGGAGCCGTTGTGCCCCCCGCGCCAATATTACCCATCGCAATAACGCTATTTGCCGAATAAATATTTGAAGCAGACAAAAGATTGGATCCAGTAAGGGGGCCGTAGTGGGTCCCTATAAGGTTAGTAGCGCTTACGCTCCCATTGACCGTGAGACCCGTGAGGGTCCCGAGGGACGTGATGTTGGGCTGCGCGGGCTGGGAGACCACGAGGGCCACGTTGGCATTCGCCACGTTTCCGGTTATAGCCGCTGCCTTCAGGTTCGCAATCCCTGAACCGTCCGTAGAGCTCAGGAGGCCATTGACTGTGAGGCCCGTGAGGGTCCCGAGGGACGTGATGTTGGGTTGGGCGGGCTGACTCACCACGAGGGCCACGTTGGCGTTCGC